CCGTCAGCTTTTTATTCAACGCCAAACTTTTCAACGTGGATTGAGAGAAACGAACCTGATTGGCTGGAATGTTCCACTCGTAAGCCGAGGCCGTCCCGACCATCGCAAAGAACGCGAACAATGCCAGCATTTTAATCAAGCCCTTGAGGCGCAAAGCCTTCTTGACCTGTACATGGCTGATTCCGAGAGCATGACCCAGCAAAGACCCGATAACCGAAAGAGCCAACAGCAACCACGCCGGGGGAGCGCCAATAGGAGATGCACCCGCCGAGATCGAAGCCGCGATGTAGTTGTAGATGTTCTCAATCAGCACCGACGCCGAGGGAACGCTCACGAATCCCAAGACCAACGTGAGAGCGTAACCCGACCAATCCGACAAAACAGTTTTCCAGTTTGACACGATACTTCCTCCTGAGTTTTTTGATGCACCTACTATCCGAAAATGTCGTCCAAGATCGACTCAACGTTTGACGCCGTAGCATCCACATTGTCACCTTCAATGACATTGCCAACGTCTTTAACTACTGAAATTGGGAGACATGCGGTTTTTACTGCCACGCTTGCCAAGTCTTCAATGATGCTCATAATCCCTCCCAAAAGTCTTAACCTACTAGGTTAATGAAAAAGGTCTTTCAGCCACGTCTTGATCCTTTCCCACAAATCCGGTTTCTCAACCGACGACGCACCGTCTAATTCTTTCAGATCCGAAACCAGTTGAACCATATCGAACCCGTTGGGCGTGAGATTATCCGGGCCCGTCCAATCTCCGCTTAAAATCGCATAGGCTTCATCACACCATGCGAGGTACGCCGCCCACGTCATTTGTTTTGACTCACCCCAAGTGACGACGACCGGCCCTTGTGCATTATACCCCACAACCGGGACCGCGTGTCCACCCCATGAGCCAGGGGTTTCTCCGGGTGTCACGTCCCAAATTTTCTGGTTCTGGGCCTCGACGGGCAGAGAAACGCCGATGTAAACCCCACCGAACAACCACCCCGAAGTTTTCAGTTGGTTGAAGTTTTTCTCTTCGATTTTGACGTATGCGAGAATCTTTTTACCAGCGATTCCCTTGTTGCGCCAGTATTTCAGGACGTCCAGTTCCACTGCGCCGTTATCGTTCATCCCGGTTTTAGGATCATAACCCGTGATCTCGGAATAGGCGGATAGGATTTGCGCGTCAGTCGGGACAAATTCTGTGGCATCGCTAGAGGTCCACGCCATGAGCATGTGACCGGCACTGGCACATGTGCAGTCCCCAACCGAGTCATTGGCCAGCATGTTCCAAAACGCTACCTTCGTGCCCCAATCGCAAACGGGCGGGGGCGTTGGTAACTGTGGCAGGTACTTCGCAAGTTTGAGGGTTCGGGGGTCATGCCGAACTGGTTGTTTTCCGAGTTTCATTTTTCGCTCACAATTTTAGTAAATCTTCTCGTTCGCCAAAGAACATATCCAGATCGCATTTGCCTTGAATTCCAGGGCATCCACCAGATTCAGTGTATTGCCAGAACTTCGCGGTAGAAAAGTCGGCAGGCATCTTTGTAGCATAGCAAGCTACCCACCAATTATACTGCTTGATCGGGAACCTTCGCAACCTGTCATTTGCGAACGAAGGCGAGAAGTACAATAACGGATACTTGCCAATGTTAATCTTGCAGAATGTCATAAAAACACCGATTTCGTCAGCACATTCTTGCGGTGTTAATGCGTTCCAACCGTCTCCTTCGCAATCCAAAGCAAGTAACATATCGGGCTTTGCGTATTCTGCAAAAAAGTCTGCCTGATCTCGCCCGTTTTGAGTAGGATTTAAGAAATGATATGCTCCTGGAACGATCCCGTTATCTCTACAACCTTGAATATTCGTCTGGAACGTGTGGTCAATCATACCCATTCCTTGAGTGGCCTTGCAAAACGCAAACGATGTTTTTACTTTCGGCCAATCAATTTTACCGTTCCAGTGAGAAACGTCGATGCCGCCAATCATCTCCACTCCTTATCCGTAACCATCTTCCAAAACTCCACTTCTTTGTGAAACATGGCATCAATAAACTTTTCGTCGCGAACAACGAGACGTTTCTTGTCTTTGAGTTCGTTAAACTCGTCAATCAAACCGTAAATCTCGGTCATGTCTTCGGCATCAGAAACCATCATTTGATGCTGAAATTGAGCGTAATGGTGAGGCGGTATATCATCAGAAGCAAACATCTTTGCTCCAACCATCTTAATTTCGATGATATTTTTACCGTTCCATCCGTCCAACGAAGCCCTTAAGTATGGAAATTCAACCGATTGCATGCAAACCGAAGGCCAATTACCTTCTGATTCAAACTCGTATTTAGCTCGAATACGGGTTTCAAAATCATGGCCCTTATCCATGATGTATTTGTTTACTGGTTTATCTACATCCATTCCAACCTTGATTGCCCAAAGCTTTTGAGGCTTGGTATACGGGCTGACGCCCAGAACGGCGGGGGCGTCTGAGGCCCCTATGCCGTTCTTGCGCCAATCCAACCAAGCGGGTGTGTTTTGATCCACCTCGATTAGTTGGTACATACTCACCACCCTACATCTTGTTTTTTTTCTACATGTGGACGGTTAGCGCGTTGCTTAATCAATTCGGCGCGGATAGCATCAACGCTTACCTTCTTAGTTACCTCCTCATATCCTACTCGTCCAGGTCCACCACCTTGACCAGGAACGTTTACAAACCTGATTCTGCTGGTTGTAGTACCATCGTAGGTATTGTCTTCGACCCGTAAATCCATTGCAATGCCCAACGGCATCAAATTAGACTCAGGTCCAGCCGCAAGAAGCTCAGGAGACTCACCAGAGAATCCGCAATCAAGAATGGTCTTGATCGTGTATTCGATTGGAGCTTTCTTTCCGGATTCCTTAGCAACGGTATTCATTAACCCGTACCAAGTCATACTGTAATTGCCTTGATCTCCTGCGTTTACGTCGAATATCAGAAACACTTGAGGATCACCGGCCTTGGTTTCTGAGATTCCATAATCAGTCAACGTACCAGGGTATGTTCCGGGCTTGATTCTCATGCTTTTTCTCCTTCTCGTTTTCCTGTAAAAGCCATGTTAAGTAGTTCGTAGTATTTATCGCAAACAAAAGACAATTCAGAGCATCTTGTTAGTGAAGTGTTCAACCTATCAATAACATCAGCCAATGCGCCTTCGCTGGTTAATTCAACACCAGAAATTGTAAAAGGCGAACTATTTTTAGCAGTTTTAATAGAATAAGGCCTTAACAGAACCTTAATCCTAGAAAGCTCTTCTTCTACATTACGAAGTTTGAACAATTGGCTATCTTTAACCAACAAAGCCATCTTCAAGTCTTTGATTTCCTTGTCTCTTTTATCTAACTTTTTCACTTTAACCCTCCCGTTAATGCAACCATCCGGTCGCGAATGGCCGTCAACTTAGTCAAATCCACACCGGCATCGGCAATTGACTTATCAACCTTAGACAAAAATTCAGGCTCCCCTGAAATTGTCTTTCGCAATTCGGCAACGGCTCGTTGCAACACTTCCAGACTGTTTGGTTCTGATTTTTCAATCGCTTCAACTAGAGTTTTCCATCCCTCCCCTTTGCGCATGGCAATTCGATAAGGCAACCCGTAACGGTTTTTAGCTTGGAATGAAGGACGTTCTTCGGTGTAAGCAATACGAAGCGCGTCTCCATAAGCCCGTCGTTCTCCCTCTTTTACAAACGTTTCGTAGTTCATAAAGATGAGGGCATCGACGTACTTGACCCATATTGCGGAAATGGCTTCGTTCAACGAAGGAACGTATTTATCGTATGGTTCAATCGAAGTGGGATCATTAAATGGCTTAACTTTTGAATGAGCAATAATCACAACGTTCATTTTTTTCTTATCTTTAAGATCATTCAAAAGCTTTGTGACGCTTTCCATCTTTGTATAAGCCGAAATGTAACCGGCACCGTGTGGCACCTTTGAAATGTCTTTGGCTGGTTTTGTTTGCTCAGAACATACTTCTTGGAACACTAAAGGCTCAAGCCAGCTAAGAGTGTCAATCACAAGAGTTTTGTAAATGTGTTCATTTTCAATCAACCATTTGATGTCTTCGACAAACTCCGCAAATGTTTTTTCTTCGTCAAAGCGGGAAACGTCCAAAAGCAAATTTCCGCGTTCTCCGATGAAAATTGGATTTTCGGATTCAGAAGCTAGTTGCGTTTTACCGATACCAGCAACGCCATACAACATAATAGTCAACGGCTCTTTTCTTTTTCCAGACGTGATTTTTGGGTTAGACTTGATTATCTCGCTCACGCTCGTTCTCCTTGATGAATTGACAACGTTTGAATATTGTATCCGATTGTATTAGACTTGTCAACCTTCGAATGATATAATATTTATCTGAAAGGAAATCAAAATGAACACATCAGAACGTATTATTGAAAAATCTGGCGGTTTGACTAAAGCCGCTCGCGCCGTTGGAGTGGAGCGGTCTGTTTTACATCATTGGAAAACCAGGGGAGTTATTCCTGCTCATAACTGGAAATCAGTATTATCCGCGTCAAACAAAATGAAGTGGGGAGTGACGATTGAGATGCTAATGGAAGACATCAAATAAATGCTCCGCCCATACCAAGAAAAAATGAGCAACGAGGCCAGGGCGCTCATGCGTTCTGGTGTTCGTTCCATGATACTCGAATCCCCTACGGGGTCAGGAAAAACGGTGTTGGCTTCATACATGGTTAAATCCAGCGTTGCGTTGGGAAATCGCGTGTGGTTTATAACGCATCGAAGGGAGCTTATACGCCAAGTCCTAAAGGCATTCTCTAACGTAGGAGTTCCATGCGGAGTCGTGTCTGCTGGATTTATGGAAGAACCGCATTTTCCGGTTCAAATATGCTCCATTCAAAGTCTTAAGAGACGTTATGAACATATGTCAAAACCTGGTCTTATTATATATGATGAATGTCACCATCTAGCCGCCAAGAATTGGGAGTTTATATTTAATCAAATTACAGAAGCGTTTCATATCGGACTCACGGCCACGCCTCAAAGACTGGATGGAAAGGGTTTAGGAAAATATTTTCAGGCAATGGTTAAAGGTCCAACCGTTTCTTGGTTGATTGAAGCCGGGTTTCTTTCGGATTACAAACTATATGCTCCTTCAACGGTTGACATGACCGGTATTCGCACAACGATGGGGGATTTTGATCGTAAGGCGACAAATGAACGAGTCGATAAGCCCACCATTACTGGTAGCGCCATAAATGAATACCTCAAGTTGTGCCGTGGTAAACGCGCGGTTGTTTTTGCATCGTCAATTGAACACTCGAAGCATATAGTAGAACAATTCCGCTCGGCTGGAGTAAAAGCGGAACACGTTGACGGAGAAACTCCAACCGAAATTCGTGATCGTGTGATGAACGATTTCAAGGATGGGAAAACATCGGTCGTTTCAAACGTTGAATTGTTTGGCGAAGGATACGATTGTCCCGCAATTGAAGCGGTAATAATGCTCAGGCCGACTCAGAGCCTAAGCATGTATCTGCAAATGCTTGGAAGGTGCCTTCGTCCAGCAGAAGGCAAAGACTACGCCATCATATTAGACCATGTTGGAAATTGTAGGCGTCACGGATTGCCTGACGAAGTTAGAGAATGGAGTTTAGAAGGAAACGTAGGCAAGAAAAAATCGAGTCAAGAAGTTCATGTAAAAATTTGTCCAAGATGTTTTGCGGCTCAAGTTCCGTCTGGAGTGTGCAAGTTCTGTGGTTTTAAGTTTGAAGCCGTTGTTGAAAAGTTGAGAGAAGTTGAAGGAGAATTAAAAGAAGTCGAGCGAGTTGTAAGAGTTCCGCAATTTACAGCGCAGACTTACGAAGACCTCGTTACCGTGGCACAGCAGAGGGGATATAACCATCCCAAGGCGTGGGCCAGACACGTTTGGAATGCTAGGCAAAGGAAGGCGGCTATATGAACGAGCCCGACCTAATGAGAACTATTCAACTAGAAGCCTCTAGACAAGGAGCGCGTTTATTTAGAAACAACGTCGCTCAAGCTTGGATAGGCGACTATAGGTTCATACACAAACAAGAAACCGTTCGATTGATTCCAGGTGACGTTTTAATCCACCATGCGCGAGTTTTACATTCCGGGTTATGCGTCGGATCGTCTGATTTAATTGGAATTAAAAACGGAAAATTCCTTGCTATCGAAGTCAAAGAAGGTAACGGAAAACCTACAGTTGAGCAGGCTTCATTCGTTCAGATGGTGAACGATAACGGCGGACGAGGCGGGATTGTTTGGAGCGTTGAAGATTCATTAAAACTAATGGAGGGATTATGATAGTCAAAACTAATCCTGATTTGTTCGAGAAGACAGAAACCAACATTGTGGAAACCGATCCCAACCGATTGATTACCCAAAGAGAGATGAAGGCGAGGTTCAAATATCAAGAATCGTCTTCCGACTATACATGTTTAAATTGCCAGTTTAACAAAGAACGTCGTCATAAATTCTTTTTTTGTTTCTTGTTTGGACACAGGAATCCAAAATACGCCATATGCGAAAAATTTAAACTCAAGCGGTAGTACATGCTTAAATCGAAAACACAATTCGATTGATCGGATAAACTTTGCCTAAAATAGACTTTCAATCCCTTGCATGGGAACTCGCGTCTAACTCAAGAAATTTACTGCCCGAATGGCTTCCTGGAGGAAAATTTCAGGGAAAAGAATACGTTTGCTCTGATTTAAAAGGTGGAAACGGTAAATCGCTATGTGTAAACATTGAAACTGGACAATGGATGGATCATGCGAATTCAGAGGTTCGCGGTGGAGATTTGATTTCGTTATACGCCGCAATACACAATATTAAACAGGGCGAAGCCGCAGAAAGGTTATCGCCTTCAAAACATCAAGAAATTCAAGAATTCAAACCCAAAGGATTGTTTTGGAAATATAACGATAAGAATGGAAACGCATTATTTTACGTGACTCGCCGGGAAACTGCTCAGGGAAAGCAATACACTCCATACCACTTGGTTGATGGAAAGTGGACAGCCAAAGCTTATCCAGAGCCACGACCGCTATACGGGTTAGACATCCTGTCCTTAAATCCAACTGCATCCGTGGTTGTGGTCGAAGGCGAAAAATCCGCAGACGCTTGCCGTAAAATAATGGGGTCAACGTGTCTCGTTACCACATGGAGTCATGGAGCAAACAGCGTTTATAAGAACGATTGGTCCGTTCTAAAAGGGCGAAAAATTCTGATTTGGCCCGACGCTGATGAACCGGGTAAAAAAGCCGCCCAAGACATTGCCGGTATTTTATCTAGAGATTGCGAAGACATTAAAATACTTAATCCCAAAGACAAACCATCAAAATGGGACGCCGCAGACGCTTTAAACGAAGGCATGACTTATGAAAATTTTGTTGAATGGGCAAGTCCATTAATTACAACTTATGTATCAGAACCGATTGACGAACTCAAGCCTACGGTTTCTTTAAACGTCATTTGGGATGAGCTAAGTATTTCCAGAAACGGTCACGGAGTGCCGTTTGCTAACCTGGACAACGGGCTTCGCGTATTGGACGGTGACAAGTCTTTTGAAGGGAAAATATGGTGGGATGAATTTCACAATAAGGTTTTCACGTCTTTGTACGGAGAACCCGAAGAATGGTCCGACCTTGACACATATAAAATAGTTTTGGAATTACAGCGACGCCTGGGGATAACAAAGTTTTCGACTGAGATGGCGTTTCAAGCGATTTATATTTATGCTCACAAAAACTCCAGAAATGAACCGAAAGACTGGATGGAATCACTTGTGTGGGATGGGAACGAACGCCTCGATGGTTTCTTTGCTGATTATTTTGGATGCAAACGCGGATATTATGCCCAAGCGATAAGCAAGAATTTCTGGATTTCAATGGTTGCTCGAATCTTTGACCCAGGATGTAAAGTTGATAACATGGTAATTCTTGAAGGAAAACAAGAAACATTTAAAACCATGTCGTTAAGAATCATTGGAGGAAAATGGTATGTATCTTTAACCGAATCAGTCATGTCTAATGATTTCTATGAAGTGTTTCAAGGAAAAATGATTGCCGAAATTGCAGAAATGGAATCATTTGGAAAGGCCGAAGCAACTAAAATTAAAGCCATGCTTACCACTCAATCGGATCGTTATAGGGAAAAATATGGAAGACACGCTTCCGAGCATCCACGCCAATGTATATTTGCGGGAACCACCAATGAAAAGCATTATTTTAAGGATACAACAGGCAATAGAAGGTTTTGGCCTATAAGGGTTTCAAGAATAAATGTTGAAGATTTGAAAAAAGATCGGGATCAATTGTTTGCGGAAGCGGTCAAAAGATACAAGTCTGGTGAAAAGTGGTTTAATGTTCCGTTGGAAGAAACTAAAGCAGAACAAGACTTAAGAACGATACATGACGAATGGGAAGAAGCCATTAGTAAAATGGTTAGCGAAAGATATAGAGATGAGTACGGATTGACCACTTCAGAGATAGCCGATGGCGCCTTAAATATTACCATAGACAAAATGAACGGAATTATTCAAAAGAGAATCGGCCAGATCATGCACAATATTGGATTCGATCAGCAGGTTAGGAGAGTGGAAGGATCGTCGCGCAGAAGGTGGTTTAAAGAATAAAAAAACGATACCCGTAAATAAACCGAGTATCGTTTGTATACGTCCATTCCCGCTGTGGCGGGGTTAAATTTTAGGAAGCCGTACATAATCTGGGCAAGTATCGTTCGGGAAAACTACAAAATCTTTTCCCGGTTTCCACTTAGCGCACGATATGTTAGGAAGTGTGGGTTCCGAGAATCTAGTGCAAAGAGGAAGGTTTAAACTGTTGGCGAAGAAAAAGCAATTCTCACAGCACTTTTGGGCGTTCGTGGTCATCCCCATCCTCCTTGCCCGTCTAGCGGGGTCAATCTTTCAGCAATTCGGCTATTGCGTCGTCCTTTTTTTCACCGAAACCCTGTTTGCTCTCTTGTGGATTTATGAAGTCATCAAAAACAGCGCACCACATATTGCCGTCCTTGAAAAGACGACCAAGTGGTTTTCTCATTCGTCGTCCTCCGGTCCGTCTTCTGTATCGTAGTCTTGGGTGCATTCGTCGCACAATGAATACTCACCCCGACGATTCAACGGCCCAACACTTTTACACATGTCGCATGGTCCGGTCATTTCAAAAGCTCCTTTGGTGGACATTCTGGACCCCCGTGGCCGGGACAAGCTAATGCCGGAACATACGTCTCGCGTTTGGTTCTATCATCAGCCTCTCCGTAGGCTGGACCTCCACAAAATGGACAAGGCAACGGTCCGTTGTTCTCATTCATTCACTAACCTCCTTGATGGCTTTCTGCAATGCGTCACTAACCGTTTTCCCGATCACGTGAAACTCTTTTTTTATGGTGCATTTACAGTTTTCGGGGGTCCAAACTCCATCACAAGAAATTTCTCCTCCGAACAAATCAATCGTAAGTTGGACCTGACAGTCAACTACGAGCGTCTGGATTAGTTCCTCGACTGTTGCCAAACGAGGCTTAAGGTGTCGGTTCATTTTTTCCCCCATGGGTTTTCAACGATCTCCCTAATTCGGTCGGCCTGCCATTTTATCTCCGCCCTCGCCGCCCAATACGCCGCACTCGCCGCCCAATACTCCGCACTCGACGCACTCGACGCACTCGCCGCACTCGACGCACTCGCCGCCGCCCTCGCCGCCCTCGCCGCCCAATACGCCGCCCTCTCCGCCGCCCTCGCCGCCCAATACGCCGCCCAATACGCCGCCCACTCCGCCGCACTCGCCGCACTCGCCGCCCAATACGCCGCACTCGCCGCACTCGGCACCCACGCCGCACTCGCCGCATTCGCCGCACTCTCCGCACTCGCCTTGGTTCGATCCGATCCGTCCAGCCACGCATCCGCCCATCGGTCCCAATCCGGATCGTGATACACATGTTTCGCGCACGTGATCGCGATTTCTATCACCTGAGTTTTCGTGAGTTTTTTGGAACGAATCAGGATCCAGATCATCCAATCTCCGCGCTCACAGTTTTCGTACACGTCGTGCAGTGAGTTCTGAGTTTTTCCCCACGCCAGCCCGTCAGCGCATGGGTTCAGCGATTCCAGTTTTTTCAGGTCTTTTGCGTTCATTTTTTCCCCCATGGGTTTTCAACGATCTCCCTAATTCGGTCGGCCTGCCATTTTATCTCCGCCCTCGCCGCCCAATACGCCCAATACGCCGCACTCGCCGCCCAATACTCCGCACTCGCCGCACTCGCCGCATTCGCCGCACTCGCCGCACTCGCCGCCGCCCTCGCCGCCCTCGCCGCACTCGACGCACTCGCCGCCCAATACGCCGCCCTCTCCGCCGCACTCGCCGCACTCGGCACCCACGCCGCACTCGCCGCATTCGCCGCACTCGCCGCACTCGCCTTGGTTCGATCCGATCCGTCCAGCCACGCATCCGCCCATCGGTTCCAATCCGGGTCGTGATACACATGTTTCGCGCACGTGATCGCGATTTCTATCACCTGAGTTTTCGTGATTTTTTTGGAATGACCCAGGAGCCAGATCATCCAATCTCCGCGCTCGCAATTTTCGTACACGTCGTGTAGTGACTCCTGGGTTTTTCCCCACGCCAACCCGTCCGCGCATGGGTTCATGTCCTCAAGGATTTTCAGATCAGTTGCGTTCATTTCGTCCCCCATGGATTTTTCACGATTTCTCGGATTCGGTCGGCCTGCCATTTTATCTCCGCACTCGACGCACTCGCCGC